CGGTCTGGGGCAGCGGTGGGGCTGCACGCTGGGGTAGCGGCAAAACGGCGCCTGCGCCGTCTGTAACGTCTGGATTGACCTCAAGGTAGGGCCAGTTCTGGGTGTTTGCAGTCTTCCACTGCATCTCGTACCCTTCAAACTGACCGCCGTAGCCGATGAACGGCGCCTTGGGAGCCAGCGCCAGCATCTCGGCCTCTTGGCTGGTCCAGTAGTTATACATGCGCTGCGCGTCTTTGGCGTTACGCACGAGGCCGCTGACGTACAGCCGGCCCTCAACCTCGAACTCGTTGCCCACGCAGCGGATCACCGGGATGTGCGAGCCGGCCCAGTCGGAGCGCTCCAGCACCTCGTAGCCGTTGATCTTGAGCCACTTGACCTTCTTGCGGTCAGACGGGCGCGAGCGCAGCGGCTTGCCAAACTGCATCCGCATCATCTTGTCCTCGGGCGTGCCGTTGAAGGCGGTGGCGTTGCCGGGGTACAGGTTGAGCGTTTCTTTGGTGTTCTCGATGTAGAAATACTCGGCGATACGCACCGTGTTTTCGTTCATCCACTGGCTAAAGCCTTGGTCGCCCACGCCCAGCGTTTGCAGCGTGGTGATGGGCGCAGCGTCCGGATACTGGCGCTCGTACTCGTCCTTGGGAATGTCCTCGGTGATGAAGCACCAGCGGGCGTCTGAGCCGCACGGGTCTTGGATCATCGGGTCCATGTAGACCGAGAAGCTGTTGCGGATGCGCCCGATCTTGATGTCCTGATCGAACGTGTCGTCATCGCAGTACTCGGTCAGAATACGAGCGTAGCCCTCACCGTAGGACACCTGGTTCTCGCAGGCCGTGTCGTAGGCCACGTCGGCGTCCGAAATGTACTCAATGTGCCGGATCATGCCGTTAAAGATCTCAGCCACCTCAACGTCAGCGCCGTCGTCTGCCGGGATGACCTTGGGCTGCGGCCTGTTCTGCCGCTGCTCGTTGGTCACCTGATGGACGTGCTGCGGCAGCTTGTTGATCGTCAGGCACGGCCGCGCGTTGATCGTCTGGCCCTGCACAGACCCGCGGGTCGCCAGCACGTCCGCCGGCCACTGCCACTGGTTGTCGGGCGACCCGGCCATGAAGCGCAGGTCGTCCAGTTCATCTTCACGGCTGTCCGAGTAGGCCGACAGCGCCATGGTGTAGCGCCGGCGCATGACGGACAGACGGTCCTTGTCGTCGCTGTCCGATACCTTGCCTGCGGCTTCTACATCGTTGGCGGCCATTACTTGCCTTTCTTAGCCGCTGCGCGCTTGGTTGCGTACGCAATGGCGACAGCCTGTTTTGCCGGCTTGCCGGCAGCAATTTCGGCCTTCACGTTCTTGCGGAAGGCGTCCTTGGAGGTGGACTTCACCAGCGGCATGTCACTTGCCCTTCTTGGCTGGCTTGGCCGTCTTGGCAGATTCACGGAACGCCGCCGCGGTCGGGGCGCCCTTGGAGCCGACCTTCCGCATCTTCTCGCCAGACCCGGCCGCAATGCGCGCCCTCTTGGCTGCGATGTTGGAATATAGCCCTGGTTTTGCCATCAGCACTTCCACCTTCTCATGCTGGCCTTCGCCCTGTCGGCGTTCTCAGCCTTGGCTACCACACCCGCCATGCGGGCGCAAAAAGATTTTTTACGCCCCTTGTCCGCCTCGGTCTTGGGGCTGGGGGCCGGAGGCTTTAGGTTGGAGCCTGTCTCACGATTGTACTTAGCGCGGCCCTTGGCGGTCAGGCCCGCGCCCTTATCGGTCGGTAGCTTCTCGCCTCGGCCTACGGCCAGCGAAACACTTTTCTTGGCCATCGCGTCCCCGCTGTGCCGGTGAGAGTGTTAGACGCAGTGGATCAGCGCGTAGTTGATCACGACCGCTTCAGACAGCGACCCGGCGCTGATGTTCCGCACCGTAATGGACGCAGCCCCGGCGCTTAGGCCAGACACCCAGCAGTTGTACGCGCCCGCGGTAGCGCCGGCGGCTACGTTCAGGATGAGGATGTCGTTGGTGCTGATGAAGGTGTTGTTCAGCGTAAACGTCACGTTAGTCGTAGCGCCCAGCGCCGCGTTGTTCATCGTGATCTGGCCGGCGGGCTTGTTCAGCGTCACCGCGGTCGACTTGCTGGTCGCCTGCGTTACCGTGCCCTGACCCTCGGCGGTGTAGCCAAGCTGCTCATCGGTCAAGATAATGTTCGCGCCGTTGATGTCCTGATCGGTGAACGCTACGCCGATTGGTTTCGTGTAGGCCATGGTTACGCCCCCATCCAAGAGTTTGAAATTCCGCCCGGAGCATAGGCCCTGCGCGGTGCCCTGTCAACAATGTCGTGCGTATGGCCCGTGTAACTGCTCACGAATTTGTTGCACGTGTTTTTCGGCGTCTTCAAGTAAATCAAAAGACCCAAAATACTTATTTTTTCCGTCTATGTACAGACGGACAACCCATTTGCGGTCTTTAGCGTACCAAGAAACCCCTTTTACGCCCGATCTGCTGTTTTTGCGTCGTTTAGCGTTACGGTTATTTTGCCCACGGGTAACATCGCGCAAATTTTCAATTCGGTTGTCTGATCTGTCCCCGTTTATGTGGTCTATAAAAACCGGGGTGTAGCCGTGCTTTAATGTAAAAATAAGCCGGTGTAACAAGTATTTTCGTTTGTTTATTTCAGCATGAAAATACCCGTCTTTACGCCGGTTTCCTATGCACGTTCCCGGCGTAATCTTACCTCGAAATACGCGGCTGTATAAACGGCCGTCGCGGTATTCAAATAAATCTGATAGTTCATTTTGCGTCAACATTACGCCCCCATCCAAGATGTTGCTATACCTCCCGCAGTATAGCCGCGTTTGGGCGCGGTTGCAACATATTCCCTATGCGCCACAGGAAACGCAAACGTCACCGCGATGGCGTCGGCCGCGTCGGGCGAGGCCAGCCCGCGGGCCTTCATATCCTTCTTGCTTTCCAAGAAGATAGTCCCTTTACTGTCCGGTTTCATCATCGGTCCGGTCAGATCGTTCTTGAGGTAGCGGTCCAGCGGGATGGACGCGTCCTTCAGCCAGGTCCGCATCTCGCCCCACATCTCGGCCCGCTTGTTGCCCCACATCAGCGGGTTCTTCGACTTGTTCCCAAAGTTGACCCCCTTGATCTTGTACCGCTGCTCCTTCAGCCGGTCGACGATGCCGGCGCCCAAGCCCCCCTCGTCGATCACCACCAGCGCCGGCTTGTACGTCTCGATGGCGTCGATGACGTGCCCCACCACCGTCATGGTGTCGTCGCCCTTGTGGCGCTTGATCGCCACGATGTCGCGTCCCTGCCGGATGGCGATGACCGTGCTGTCAGACCCGAACCGCGCCGGGTCCACGCCGATGATAATCGGCGCCGACGGGTCTTTGTGCTGCGGCCGGCGCATGGCGTCGTCGACAGTGGATGCCCCGATGAACTGGTCGTCGGACGCGTTGGGGAACTGACCGTACACCTCGACGTGGGCCTGGGTGCTGTCGGGGCCGTACTCGTCGATGATCTGCTGATAGACCTGCTTGTCCGTATGCTCGACCGTGCGCGCGTCCACGATTTTGGTGTCCCAGAAGTCGCGCTTGGAGTGGAAGCATTCGTAGAAGTAGCCGCTGTTGCGTCGCGGGTTGCTGAACGCCAGCCAAAAGCGGTGCGGCGTGTTCTCCGTGAAGAAGCCCGCCGCGACCGACCAGATGCTGTCGTCGATACCGCTGGCTTCGTCGAACACCAGCATGACCCCGGCGAAGTTGTGGACGCCCGCGTAGGCGTCGGGGTTCTCCGCCGACCACAGCCGCCCCTCGACGCCCCAGTACCGGGTGCCCATCTTGAGGTCGCGCTCCACCAGTTCCGTCAGCCACTTGGCCGGCATCAGCCGCGTGGCGCTGACCTCGAACCAGTGGCTGTTGAGCGCCATGCTGAGCCACTTGGTAATTTCCGCCCATGTGATCGACCGAAGCTGCGCCTCGGAGTTGGCCGACACGATGGTTGTCGAGCCGATCCGCGTGGTCAGCATCCAGATGACCAGCCAACTGACCAGCGCCGACTTGACGATCCCGCGGCCGGATGACGTCGCCATCCTAAGCGTGTCGAAGTCGATTTTGCCGTTGTTCTGCTTCACGTGGTCGGCGGTGCGTTGCAGCACCTCGCGCTGCCACCGGCGCGGGCCGTCGAAGTGTTGCAGGGGTGAGCTCGGTTGGCCCCACGGGAACACGAACAGCACGAACTTCAGCGGGTCGTCCTTGATGGCCGGCGTCCAC